CGTTGGAAAATATAGCGGGCTGGCCTTCAAACTCGCTTAAAAGCGCTACCAGCGTAACGTCGGCGGCAAGCAAATCTATAAAGGCTTTCTCGATCATGTTATTTGTTCACACCATTTTTTCCGCCCGGCGCGGGCGCTTAGGCTGACTACGTACCGCCTTAATTTTATATCTGTTTGTTCCGTTTCCCTGCCGCTCTCATAAAATAACCGGATAGCCTGGAATCTGCCGCCCACGTCCACCATTATTTTTTGTTGATCGGTGACATACTCCACGCGCTCGGCCATCTGCCGGACAGCCGCGCCAGATTCCTTATAGTGCCATATATCGCACGTTATAGCAAAGCCAAAAGCCGCCCGGTTTAGCCCCAGGGTAGTATCTATGTCAAAAACAATATACGGTGGCTCGGCGGCCTGTGGTGCCACGTTGGAAAATATAGCGGGTTCACTGCTAAACGTGCTCAAAAGCCCCACTAGCGTGGCGTCGGCGGCCAAAAGGTCTATAAATGCGGCCTCAAACACTTAAAAATACCTCTCAGACATAATTCTGATAACCTCCGGCGTGGCCTCTTTGAATGAGGGAAAAAGGAACGGCCTTTTGTTTCTCTCTTTGCCGTCGCCGTGGCCAAACTCTAATAAATGCGTTTTTTGGTCTTTGCCGCCTATTATGGCAGATAGATCCTCTTTTCTTAGCGCATAGCTTATTTTTCTGGACAGTCGGCCAGTTCTCCTGGCAGGAAACCCGCCGGGGGTAGAGCGCCCTTTTGATTTTATGTTTTTTCTTATGGTTTTTACGACGTATTTTGCAGCACTACGGCGGCGGTCAAGCTCCACATAGTCGATTTCTTTGGTTATATCCGCTAAATTGGAGGTAAACCTCGAAAATTTGTTACTCATTTTGAACGCCGCCACGGTTACGCCCTCCGCTCCTCGGCGATCATAAACTGCTCTATGCCCCTGGTCTGGATGTCTTCCAGTGTTTTTATATAAAAATACCGTGACCCAAAAACAGCCCGCCCGATCTCCTCAACCGGTATGTTAGACCGCACTCGTAAATAGTGTGTTGCCTCAATATTCAAGGATCTCATTTCAGCGATCCGCTCCGCCCTTATGGGCAATATCTCACAGGGAATCTGAGTAGCCCCTGATATGTCAGCCCATACCTCGGTAAAACCACCCTCGCCGTCAGGAGTTTCGGTTTTTGACTGGAAATCAACATAATGCCTTGACCTACTGGCCAGGCTTTTACGTTTTTCATGCCGGGTAAGTGCCATTAGTAAATAGCCATTCTATCAGGTTTCAATAAATCATAAAATTGTCTCGGGAATTTATTCTCACCCTCCCTGTTTTCGTACATATGGGTACAGAAAAGGTATATCGCATTTTTAACGCTATCAGGCACGCTAGAAGCATCCGCGCCATAGCCCGCAGTAAACTCTATTATAACACCATTAACCGGCCTTAAAATAGTTGACGGCCAGGTAACGGCGTAGTTTAGCGATAGCCGGCCAACCTCCGAAGTTGTGTCCACCAGGTAGTTATCACTCGAAAAAACGGCCTCGGTGTCGTCGGTATCGTAGTATTTAACCGAGTCCACGCTTATTAGGGGAGGCCTGGGAAAATAGATTACTGATCCGGGGTACTCGTCATATTTAAGCGTATAGACCTGGGATATGTACGCCCGGTGTTGATAGTCCTCGGCCTCTTTCGTGGCCGCGGCGATCCAGGTGTCGATCAGATCGTCCTCTACACTATGTGCGACACGCGAATATAGTTTCACGTTGGCTGCAGTGACCGGGTAGCTCGCAGCCGCTGTTTTGAGTTTAAAATACCTCAATTTAGACCACGTCCTCGGCATTAAACCAGCGGGAAACTAGCCCATTCAATTTCAAAAATACCTGAGAGCCGCTCGGGGCGCCCCTTTCAGCCATAACCTTACCGAAAAACTCCGCTCCGCCGCTTTTTACGGTCACTTCTTGCCCTAAAACGCTTTTTTTAGCCGTTTTTTTGGGCTTTTGAGCCGGTTTTTCGGGCGTTTTTGCCTTTTCTTTTATCTCGGTATCTCCGAGAAGATCGGCGACGTCTAGCGTTTGCTCGGCCTTTTTCTTTGTTTTTTTGCTCATTTTTGCCCTTTTTTGAGTGAAATATATGGAAAAACGCCCCCATTTCTGGGGGCGCAATACCATTAACCTACGGCGTTGTAGGCATCGTCCAAAACAACGGCGCTTAAAATATTAGCGTCGTTACTATTGGCGAAAGACAGGCAAATATATTTGCCTGCGGGAATGATGATCGGGGGAACGCAAAAAACAACCGTTTTCACGGCGCTGGACGAGCCCTCGGTGTAGCTTTTTGCGTCGGTCTGCCGGACGTCATCCACGAAAATAGGAATATTTTCGGTGATAGCGACCGGTGTAGTGCCGTCGGCATCGTCGGCGGAAACGATAGAAAGCGCCAAATCTGCGGCGTTGGCCATCGTAACCAGGCACAGAAACGTTATGCCATTGGAACCCGTAGCGGGCAGAACGCCTTTAGCGTCGCCCGTGCCGGTAACCTGCCCGTTGAACAGAATACGGCTGGCGGTTTTCAGCCGTTCGGGTATAACTGTAAGTGTATTCATATCTTGATCTCCTTTGTTGCGTTAAATCCTAATAATTAGGCTCTCGCGGCTAAGGTTATATAAGGGGACGTGGTAAAAGAGGAGTTAGACCTGCTCTGTACCGCGCTATATGTCATAGCCATTCCGTTGACGCGCTTGATAAAACGCCAGCACATTTCATCAGTGTCAAAATACACGTGGATCGAGCTGTCGCTTTTCATCCCGCCCTTACTGACCAGCATATAGTCAGAAAGGTCTACCAAGGCGATATCACCCAGATCGCCCAGCGCTGCGGCCTGTTCGATAGGAACGATTGGACGGCCTAAAAGCGTGCTGTATGGCGCATCGCTTGCCCCTGCTGCGGGCAGGAAGACAGGCGCTCCGCCAGTCCCTACACTCAAGTTCATAAGGGGAAGTTGGGGCAATGCTGCTTGATCTATCAGCCATACTGCCCGGCCATAGCGATATGCGGGCATACGAGACCACATCTTGATTACATTTTCGTAAACAATAGTATCGGCGGTTTGGCTTCCCTCTTTAGCCACTGTTACCAGCGCGTTAGAGTTCATGAACCCAAGGGGTTTACCGTTGCCGTCGCCGTCGAAAATGGCCTGGTCAAGAGTAAACGCCATGTCACTGGCAAACATAGTATTAACCCAGGACGTGAGAAAAGGCGCGTCCTCGATCATCTCTTCGGTTGCCACAACGAAAGAACCCAATTTCCCGAGCTTCAGCTCCGCAAGGCGAAACTTAGGTTTTGAAACGGTCAAAGAGCCGCCCTCATTGAGCCAGGAAGTGGACACACCGCCGAAACGGGAGCCGTCCGCCCTGCTCTGCTCGTCAACCTGCGGGAACTCTACTGCGTTGCGGGAGGTGTTAAACTCCGAACAGCGGCTGGCGAGCTGTGATTGATAAATGGCCTGTTCCATTTTCCCGGCGATAAATTCCGGTGGGACAAGAAAACCGCCCTCGCTGCCAGTGTTGGTATTGAGCCCGGTAGCATTGCGCAGGCGTTCGGAGGCCTTGTCGTCCTCGCCCATTTTGGCCTTGTACACATCGACCATCATGTGACCGATCGTATTGTAAGGCTTCTTGGCCGCCCTGTCGTCGCCCGCGGCGGCGTGTGCCTGGGAATTCGGTGCCGGTTCGTTGACGGGTTCCACTACTATGCTATCCTGCATAGCAGCCAGCTCGTCGGCCTCGGCTTTGGCCTTTTCAAGCCGTTTGTACTCGGCCTTTGCGGCGTCGTATTTTGTCTGTTCTTCCTCGCTGAAATCCCTGTTTTCCGCTTGTGCGGCATCAAACAGAGCTTTCATTAAGGCCACCTGAGCTTGCATTAATTTTGCAAAGTTCATGTTTTTACCTCCTGTTAAATTTCCGCGCCAAGCAAAAATAACTCATGCTCTACGCGCTGCTTTAGTGACATTTTTGGTTTGTGTTCTGAAAATTTAGCCTTCGGAAAGGCCTTAAATTTGTTTATCGGAACCTCTACATCTTTGAATTTTATTTTATCCCCCTGCAAGCAAGCCGCGATTTTCTGCTCCTCTTCTACCTGATCAGCAAAGCCCGCCTCATAGGCCTCTTGCCCGGTGAACCAGGTCTCCTCGTCCATCATTTTGGAAACCTCTTCATCCGACAACCCGGTTTTTTCGGTGTACGCCAGCATTATAGCGCTCTTGACTTTATCCATAGTATCGGCCAAGGCGCGAAAGCTCTCGGCGTCGCCTGCGGCCACGGTATAGGGGTTATGTATCATATATAGAGCGTTGGCAGGCATGACAACCCTATCCGCCGCCAGGACAATAAGCGACGCGATGGAGGCCGCCAGCCCGTCAACATAAGCCGTAATAGGGCGCGGGTCCCTTTTCAAAAGGTTATAGATCGCGACCCCTGCAAATACCCCGCCGCCAGGGGAGTTGACGTATAGATTTAGCTCTTTGGCGTCCTTCAGTTTTTTAAGCTCCTCGGCTACTCCAGAAGGTGTAACGTCCTCATCGAAAAATTTGAAGTT